CCTTTTCGCCTTCGGCCTCTGCCGCCGGTTCCCGCTCCTCAGTCTCGGTTTCGGGAGTTACGACTTCCCCAGCTGCGCCCGTCTCCAGCTTTTCGTTTTCCATATCCATGTGGGCTCTCCTTTCTGCCGGATTCATTCCGGCAAAGCATCGTTTTTTGTTGACGCCAAAGGATACCGCGTTCTCCATGTCCGTGAATTTCCACTTTTCCGTCATTTTTTACGAATCGCGCAAACTGTTGAAAACTCTCGCTTTTTTCTCGGGCAAAATAAAAAACCATAGGCTCGGTGTCCTATGGTTTGAAAATTTCCGTCATATTTTCCTGTCAAAATCGCCGCCCGGATCGCTGTTTCTTCCGCATCTCCGTGATCAGCTTTTGCGGCTTCGCTTCCACCCTCTCCGGCATCGTTGTGCTCTGCTGGTGCCGTATCGCATGGCAGATAGCCGCAGCCATAACCATGTCGTCGTGCTCCCCCACCATGGCCTCCGGCCGATGATCTTCGTTGTACACGAATGTCAGCATTTCCTTCAGCAGATCCGCGTCCCGAAACAGTCGCGGCCTCGTGGCAAACACTTCTTCCAGATTGGCAATGATCCTTGGACGTGTTATGCGGTCTGTTCTCCATCCCCAGCTCTTTTTCATCTGCTTGGTGATGGTGTCCTCACGCTCTCTCATGTATTGGTTCGGGTATCCCCACTCGTCCAGTTTCATCACGGTGTATGTGGAGAAGTTCGTCTCGATCCCCACCAGCGCCCAGTTGTAATACCGCCCCAGACTCCATATCTGCTGCGCATATTCCCGCTCCGAATACGTCTGTTTTAGTGTCGCCACCCGCTCGCCAGTGGTGTTGTCTATCACCCACGCCGTGAAGCTATCGGATCCATCGCCCGCCGTGTCCCCGGCCAGCACATAGGGTTTCCCCTCCTCCGGTTTCATGTAGATCTTCACCGCCCCTGGGTTTTCCTCTTTCCACACCGGGCTTATCTCCGTTTCGCCCTCCCACAGGAACCGGCCCTGCATCTCCGGCGGCGTCAGCGTTTCCATCGTCCGGATCACCAAATCGTTATCGAAAACACCTGTACCGCTGTGCAGGAATCCTTCTTCCGGGTTACTCGGGTACTCCTGCTGAAAGATCCTAACATCGCCGCCGCAGTTGTTGGCAATGCACCAACGTCTCCATGTCAGCTGCCCCTCGGACAGGCCGTACCGATCCTGCATATCCAGCTCGTCGTCTGTCCACACCGTCCCCGGCGCCGGCTCCATGGTGTACTCCGGGTTTTCGTACCAGGCAAAGAACACCGGCTCAAAATCGCTTTCCCCGGCCACCGCCTTGTCCCATTGGGTTTTGAACTCGTCAAACCCGTTCGGTGTGCTCTCGATGATCACCATCGTCCCCGGCAGCGCCGGCACAGCCTGAAGAATACCGATCAGCGTACTTTTCTTCCCGTCCGGGCCCTCCGGCCAGAACGCAAACTCCGATATGTGCACAAAATGCAGCGTATCCGATCGTCCAATGCCCTTGCCGCCCGCCGTTGCACAGCGAATGCGGCTCCGAAGCCCTGGGTTCCTGTCCCGCTCCTTTTGGGCCTTGCTCGGGTTTTCAAACAGCAGTTCCTGCGCATTGCTGGCTTTCAGCATTGGTTTGATCGGCCCTGGCAGCAGATCGTAAAACAGCTTCGACATCCGGAACAAGTTGGCCGTGGCATCCTCTCGGTGTGCAACAATCAGCGCGTTCCGGTTCTTCCTGGTCGCGCATCCGTGGAAAATCAGTCCCTCCGTCATGGTGGAGAAGCCCAACTGTCGGGCCTTGTAGATGATGATCCGAACCGGTTTGCCCGCGTCCTGCTGTTTCTTTGCCACCCGATACAGCTTTTCCTGCGCCGGGTTCAGCTTAAACGGGATAATATCGCCGGTCTTCGCCTTGATCTTCAGGCAGCTTTCGATGTAATCCTTCGCCACCATCGGATTCATAGCCCGCTCTCCTTCCCGTTCTGCTTCTCCAGCCACTCTTCAAAGTTCTGCCCGGTAATGGTTCCGTCCACTTCCACATGGTTTTTCCACCGCTCCGGTGCCCGGTTGGTCAGAAAGAACTTGATCGCCTGTACATCTGCCGGTACGTGCTGCTGCTCTATCGCATACTCCACAGTCTCCACTTCCCGCAGCCGTCTCCCGGTCGTCTCGTCATACTCCACCCGCTTCACTTTGATTGCCTTTTGCAACTCGATGGTGTATCCCGTGGCCCGTTTCCCCAGGGTCTCTTCCACCTCCGCGCACTTGCGCGCATCGGTGCGCCCGCGCGATATGGCGTCCGAAATGTCCGGATATGTCTTGATCCACTGATACAGGGTGCTTCTGGTGATCCCTATCTTTTCCGCCAGTTCCAGATCCGTCCGCTCTGTCGCCCAACTCTCCAGCAATGCAAGGTTTTCTTTCCGGAGCCAATGCTCATATTTCCCCTTCGCCATCTCTAACCCTCACATCGCCGCCCGGTCATAGAATTCCCGCTTCATGTCATACAGCCTACCCAGCGGCACCAGCATTTTCCCGCTGATGCTCTCCGGGCTTTTTTCTTTCGTCAGAATCTCAAACAGCGCCCGGCTTTCCTCCGGGCTGTCGGCGATCTCGCCGATCAGCGCCCGGAAGTCTGCCCGCCGCTTGTCCGGCAGCTTGTTCCAGATCTCCAAGGCTGCCCAGATATACCGTTGTTCTTTCACGCTCCGTCTGCAATTCTTCATCGGTCTGAACTTGATAATATCAGCCTCCTTCCCCCGGCCCGTCTGTCGGCGGGCGCCAATAGCGGATGTACTGGGGCCATCCGGGAATGTACGGCCCCCGATAGAGCATATATGTACCCTTCGGCGCTCTCAGCTCCGCGCCGTTCTTTGCGATTTTGTCCTGGGGCTTGGGATCGGGCATATTCCGGCTGCGGGTGTACTTCTTCGCATCCTCGATCCGCCGCACCTGGTTCATCAGGTACTGGGCCAACCCCATGTGATCCCGCTCCTCCCAGATATGCTCGGCATGAACAAAGCCCTTGCCCCACTTCTGCATGGCGATCTCCAGAGCCTCCCGGTTGATTACCACATGGTGGTGCACGTTCACCATCTCCCCGGTCTCCCCGTCCATGTCGGAGGTAAAGGCCAGGTACCGCAGAGAAACACCCTGCTTCTTGCATTCCTTCCGGATCCGGTCGAACCACAGTTCCTGCTGGTGCTTTGCCATCTCCCAGGTCTCGTTCTGGTCTGCCCCTGCCGGTCTCTTCTCGTCGGAGTATTCCACCGTCAGCAGCCAGTCCTTGTGGTCAAAGTAGGCATGGAGCAGTCGGTTCACTCTCTTCACCGCACTGGCCTCGTTGCTCTGCTGCTTTCGGATCTCTGCTTTCAGCCGGCGCTCCGATCGGGTCGGTCTCTCTCCCTGGATCCAGTATTTGATCTTTTCTTCCATCTGGCCGCACTTGTATGTCCGTATTACCCAGTAACCGTTCCCCATTTTTCCTCCTTGACGCTAAAGTTAGGCGCTTACCTCGTTTCCCAAGAACGCGCACGCGCGTTCCGTCGAAAAAGCCTCCCCTGTGCAAGGGGAGGTGGCGCGGGCTTTCCCGCGCCGGAGGGGTTGTCAATGCACTCAGCTGCGGGGCCGATCCGCAGATCAGCCCCTGTCCTCAATGCATCAGTAGTCGCAAATTTCCCAGTCCCACGCCAGCATATCCGTCTGACTGGCCACCCACGGCACTCGCCCAATCGGCGCCGCCCGGTTCTCTGTCAACAGCCCCGTTGTATCGATATAGATATACGGCTGTGTCATTTTGCTGTGTTCATCCGGCTCCTGCATCTTAATGAAGATTCCGGCTCCGTTCCATCCCGCTCTCCTCAGTTTGTGGCCTAAACGCAGCAACCGCAATGCCTCACCAAAGTCTACAACTCTCGCTTCGTCACAGCAGCCCCATTCTTCTTTGTCACAGCAGTTCCATTTCTCTTTCATTTTATTTCTCCTTTCATATCAGTACGGCAACTCGCCGTCGTCCTCATAGTCCGGAATCTCCCGGAAGGCACCGGTCTGTTCCATAGCCTCGTCCAGGCTCTTCTCCGGTTTTTCCGTTTTTCCGCCGGCAAAGTAAATGTTTTCCGCCACGATCTCCACGCTCGTGCGCCGCTGGCCGCCGTCGCCAGTCCACTCTTTCACCTGGAGCCGGCCTTCCACAGCGATCTGCTGGCCCTTCACAAAGTGCTTGGCCAGAAATTCCCCATTGTGCCGCCACGCCGTCAGATCGAAAAAGTCAGCCTTATCGCTCCCCGGACGGTTCACCGCCACCCGGCACGTGGCCACCGGCACCCGCTGCGCCGTATACCGCAGCTCCGGATCCCGCGTCAGCCGCCCCATGCACACAAAATGG